ATTTTGATATGGCAAAATGTTGCCTGTGTTAATGTATAATTTTACGGCAACATGGGTGATAATTATCAAAAAAAGTATAATACCTGCAAGACGCTGGATATTGATACCTCACAAAGGCAGGTCAAAATAGCCATCGCTGAAATGGAAACTATTGACCGTGATAACGAGGTTTTTGATCCAAAAGCGTTCAATAAGACTTTAAAAGAACAAGGCCCGGATGGTAGTAACGAAATTTGGCATTTGCTTGACCATGATAACAATAGCTTTTCTGCGTTATCAAAGTTTAAAGAAATCGGTGTTACGGGTAAATATGTTTACGGGGTATCACAGTATAAAGACTCATTTGCATGGCGTGAAGTAGCGTGGCCTTTATACGAAGCAGGAGATTTCAATCAGCATAGTGTTGGATTCGTACCATTAAACAAGGTTAAGCAAAAAGAAGGACATACCGTAATAACAGATGTTAGACTTTTGGAAGGATCTGCTGTATTATGGGGGGCGCAGCCAAATACGCCAGTACTTGGTATTCAAAAAGCAATCAAGGATTTATTTGATGACGCTGAACTTGATACCCAGGAAATTATTGAACACAGGTTTAGCAGATTGATAAAAAGAATTCAGGACGAAAAATTTACAGAGGTTAATAAAAACCTTTTGACCATAGAGCTTATGCGTTTGCAAACGATGTATAAAACCACTTCGCCGATAATAAAAATCACGAAGCCGGATTTCGGACAGCAGATAAAAGAAGCCTTTTCAGTATTTCATAACTCATTAAAAAACTAAAAATGGCAGACGAAAAAGATATTAAGTCGCTCATAGTTGAGCAGCTTGAAGAAACAAAAAAGGCGATTTTAAAAACCGCCGACGAAAACGCCCAAAGCAAAGCAAAGGAAATGCTTGATTTGGCAGAGCAAAAGATTGCGCAGGTAAAAGGATTGCCTGCTGACGTATCACCTGAAGCAGTTAGCAAACTTGCTGCTGACTTCAAAACAATGGTTGATGATTGGGCCGACATGGAGAAGCTGGTTAAGGCTGGCCGATTCGCTGCTCCCGGTACGCAAGGAAAAACCTTCAACGAGGCTTTACCTATCGCCATGAAGGAAAACGCCGACAAGATTAAAAACCTGAAAAAAGGCGAAGGTGTTACCGTTGAACTCAAAGACATGACCTTTGGCAACGCCTTTACTTCAGCCGGCGCCAGCGTAACGTACGTTCGCCCCGGTATTATCGAACTTCCTAAACGTAAGCTGCATATCCGGGAATTACTGCAAGGCGGCGGAATGGGGGCAAACAGTACGTTTGATTACGTTAAGGAGATAACAGGCACCGGCTCAATAGCAAACGCCGCAGAGGGTGCGACAAAAGCACAGTTTGGCCTTAAGTTGCAGGAATCCAGCGTTTACGCTGAATGGATTGCCGGTTTCATGGTTATGTCAGTGAACCTGCTTGACGATGTTGAAGGCATGACAACATTCCTGCAGTCACGTTTACCTGAAAAGCTGATGAGGGCCGAAGACGATCAGATACTTAACGGTAACGGCGTACGCCCTAATCTGCTGGGCTTGCAGTCTGTTGGTAACTATACCGCTGCCGCCGCTGCTGCTGTAAACAGGGCTGAAACGCTGGTTCAGGCTATTGCACAACTCGAAAACCTGGATCGTGAAGCAAACGGTATACTGATCAGTCCATCCGATTGGTACACATTGTGGCTGTACAAAGGATCGACTTCAGGTGATTACACACTGCCTGTAAACCTGGTTGAAAAGATCGGTGGTCAGATGTTTATTGCCGGCGTTCCTGTATTCAGGTCAACCGCACAGGCATTCTCTGACTTCCTGGTAGGCGATTGGGTGCTTGGTGCAAACCTGATCACCCGTGAGCCTGCAAGGGTTGAGTTCTTCAGGGAAGACGGTACAAACGTAAGGTCAAACCAGGTTACCGTAAGGATCGAAGAAAGGGTAGCGCTGCCTGTTTATGGCAACGACTACTTCATTTACGGCAACTTTGATGTTGTTTCGTAAGCGTTGGTTTAATGAATAATAAAGGCCCTGTCCGATTTTGGGCAGGGCTATTTTAATTATACAACATGGATTTCAGAGCAAATGAAGATCAATATTGGCGTTACAGGGGTTACGATGCCAATATAGCACAAGGGCTGTATAATGGCTGCACAAATGTTGTGTTCAGCGGTGAAGGTTCTGAGTCGGTAACACTCCCTGAAGTGCTGGCATGGGGTAAGATAGATCAGAACGTGGATAATGCTTTGCTGACGGCCCTTATTACCACAGCCCGGATCATGTGTGAGCAGTACACCAATACTTCAATAATAACCCGTACAGTTGCAGCAGATATCCATAATGTGAACGGTGGGTTTATATTGCCTTACGGACCTGTTACAAATACGCCTACGGCTGTGGATTGTCAAGGAACGGCACTGACGCTGGTTTGGAATTTCAGCCAGATACAAACGCCGTATGGCCGCATGACAGTTACATACACGGCTGGTTTTACAACAGTGCCGGAGGTTTATAAGACAGCTATCATGCAGCAGGTTTTATTCCTGTATGAGAACCGGGGGGATGAGACAGCAAAAATGTCCCCGGTTGCATGCACATTGCTTAACCCGTTAATCCGGCAAAAGTAATGGCACCATCACCTATTGGTAAAATGAACCGGTACCCGACGTTTTACAACGAGCCGGATTTTACGCAAGATGCGGGTGGTGGAGTTACTCAGGTAGAAACAGAGCGCTGGCAGACATGGGCTGAAATACAGGACAGATCGGGCAGTTCATATACAGCGCAGGCAACCGATCTAACAAGATATGACCTGCGTGTGAGGGTGAGGTACGACAGCCGGTTTTCATCAAAGACAACTATGATTTATGAAGGGCAGGTTTGCACTTGCAATTCGGTTGTTATTGAATCGGAAGGTAAAAAAAGATTTATGGTTTTACAATACACAAGGACAGAGACATGGGTGGATCTTTCGTAAAAATAGAAGGCCTGGATAAAACGCTTGCCCGGTTCGATATGAAAAAATACGAACCACAGGTACAGACATGCTTTAATAATTTCGGCATACGGGTAGAGGCTGCCGCAAAACAGGCTGCCCCGGTTGATGAAGGACATTTAAAGGGTGCGATATTCCAGCAGTCTTCCCGTCTGGCAAGTACGTTCGGATGCTCTGTAAACTACGCCAGCTATGTGGAGTTCGGTACCCGGAAGTACGCATCCGAAACGGTATCTAAACTACCGGCTGACTGGCAGGCGTTTGCAGCCAGCACAAAAGGCAAAGGTGGCGGTACGTTTAAAGAGTTCGTTGAAAGGCTTGTTGGTTGGGTTAGCCGCAAAGGGCTTGGTACCGGGTTCGCCGGGCCTATAGGCGTAGCAGGTACCTACAGCGTTAAATCACGCCGTCGTACAGGGAGTAAGACCACACAGGCATTAGAGGACAGACAGGCTGCGTATGCCATTGCACTTACTATACTAAGGAATGGCGTTAAGGCCCAGCCGTTTTTATACCCAGCTTACGATAAGTACAAAGACCTGTTGTTAAAAGACCTGAACGATATTAAAATATGATTGATATAAACTACAGCCTACGGATCGCTTACTTTGCGGCGCTTAACCATTGCGTTGAGGGGGTTCCAGCGTTTTACCAGGCTGTACCGGGCACCATATCTCCGGATCAGTATATTGTCTTCAGGTCAATAACCAATACAGACGCATCAACATGTAATACCAGCGATACCAATACACAAATCACCGTAGAGATACATACGTTTACAGATGGCAGTAATAGTGGACTTTCCGCTGACCTGGTTGCAAGGGAGGTTTTTAACCGGATATTACCAAACCCATCCGGCGTATTGGATATTGACGGGGCACAGATAGTGAGTACAAGGCTTTTAAATGATGTAGTACAGGATGCGGTTACCGAAGGGAATCGAACGTACATAAGCCGGTATTTGACGTTCGGGCATAAGATTTTTCACCGTTCAGATATTTCTTAAAATATGCAACCCGGTTGCAAATATTGTTTAACTTTATAAAAAAAACACAATGGCAGAGCATAAAATTAATGGTACCGATGTACTCCTGTTTATAGGACTTGATGGGGTTACCTATGAAACGGTTGTATGCCTTACTTCACAAAGCGTTACCCGAACTACAAACGAGATCGACGCAAAATCGAAATGTGGCCCGGATAAACTTGCCGGTACACAAGATAATGGCGTTACGTTTGAGGGTCAGGTAATGGCAGACCCAAGCAGCGGCAAGACATCAACCGATGAACTCGATGATCACTGGCGTGAGAAGACAACCATTTATTGGAAGGTTGGTAAAGCCGTGCCGATAGTTGGAGATGTTACTTACTATGGTACCGGGTTTATCAGTAAACTGGATGAAGTTTTTGCGCAAGATGCTATTGCAACATTCAGTGGCGCAATCGGGGTGTATGGTACAATAAGCAAAACCACAGCAACATCTTAACATGAGTTATATACAGGTTGAAATCGGAGGCAAGCTGCGTGGTTTAAAATTTAACCAGGGCGCAATAATGTGGATGCAGGATAAGGTTGACCCGACGAACTTTGAAGCCACCACAGGGTATGCTATTGTGTGGGGTGGGTTAAGGGCAAATTGTTATGTGAAGGGGGAAGAGTTTGGTGAATATATAGAACAAGTAGATGATGCCGATAAAAAGGTACCTAAGTTTGTGCCATATACCTTTGAGCAGGTTTGCGATTGGGTGGATGCGTTGCCGCTGGAAATAAACAAACTCATCACAGAATGTTTTCAGGAATCTGAGGCGTGGAGAAAAAGGCTGGCATCCTTTGAAAATAGTGATAAAAAAAAATTATCACCGGAGCCGAGTACAGAGCCGAGTGCTTCAGAATTGCAGGCAAGTTAGGCTGGACAGAAAGAGATTTATTAGTAAGTAGCCCGGAATCGTTTCATTATGCGGTCGAGGGCTATTTGAATAAAGAGCAGGAGCATAGCAGGCTTATCCGGTTGCAAACATATTGTATCGTGTCTGCGTTTGGGGCTAAGCTGGAAGGCGGCGCTAAGATAAGGCCGGAGGATCTGTGGCAATTACCGGGAGATGAAAAGCGTGAGCAGAATAAGTTTGTTTGGGGTAGCCCTGAAGAAGCCAGGGAGTTTATTAAAAAGATCGAAAAAGCACACGGAATAAAATTGAAATGAGCGATATTAAACTTGTCATAGGGGCAGATGCGACGCAGGCAGAGGCTGCTTTAAAAAGAGT